AGCACGTGATCCTGTCTCATATTAATTAAAATGAACAAAGCTAACGAAGAACAGTTTAATGAACTGCATAACCTTGTCACTACTGAATTCTTAAACAGAGTTCGTAGTGGTGAGGCAACCACACAAGATCTCAAAGCAGCTTGTGACTGGTTAAAAGCTAACGATATTAGTGGTGTAGCCTATGATGGTAACCCATTAGATAAGTTAAATAACCTTATACCTAAGGTAGATCCTCAATTAGTTAAAAAGAGGTTATATAAACATGTCAACATCTGATTACTATAAGAAGAACCCTGCAGCACGTAAACGACGTAATGCACAGCAAACACGTTATAATAAGAGTGGTAAAGGTAATGCTATAGCAAAACGAGCTAACCGTGCCAACCGTGCCTTAGGTACTTATGGTAATGGTGATGGCAAAGATGCTGCACACACAAGTAAGAATAGAGCTAAATTACAATCCCCAAGTACGAATAGAGCTAACCCTAGAAAGGGTAAAAAGTATTCGTCTGGTAAAGGGAGGAAGATAGCATGAGTAATTCCTACGGACCAAACGATCCTAGACGTTTTATACGAGAAAAAACTAGCGGAATTGTAGATGTAGGAAAAGATATAGGTAAAGATTTACTAGATAAAGTCAGACCTGAGGTTAAAGATACAGTTGTTAAAGGAGCACAATTTGCAGGTAATGTATTTCAAGATGCAAAAACTATTACTAAAGAAGAAAAATATGATCCTTCAGCATATGTTACCGCTGGTGCAGCCTATGGTCTAGAATATTTTGGTAAAGGTGTAGAATTTTTAACTAACCAAATAGCACAAAAAACAGGAATAGATCCTGCTTTAGTAGCTCTTGGTGAAATGTTTGTACCTTATAGTAAACTTGGACAACTTGGTAAACTTAATAAAGTTTCTAAAATTAAAAATGTACAAAAGCTTAATAATATAAGTGATGTTAGTTTTTTAGCAAAAGTAGAAAAAGCTACAGGTCAAACTAATTTACAAACACAAGCAGCTAGTTTTTTAAATCAAATAGATAATGTTGATGATATATTTAGTGGTCGTACAAACACATTAATTAAAAACATTCAAAAACAATATCCAATTACACCTAAAAACCCTAAAGTCATTACTCCAAAAGAAGCAAAACTTAGAAATCAAGCTATGTTTAAAGAAGGTATAAATGTATATAAAGATGAATTAGGTATGACTTGGAAACGTTTAGGAGAAGGTAGATGGAGAAATACCACAGCACGTAATGCCACAAGACAAAAAATAGATCAAATAACTGGTTTACCGGGTACTCGTCGAAATTCAACAATTAATTATATTAATAAACGTAGTCGAGATTTGGTAGCTTCTAATGCAGACGAAATTAAACATGTTAATTCTATTTATAACTCAAGAGATGCTATTAATCAAAAATTAAACTTAGTACAAGGTGATCGTAATTTTATGACTGTTGAACATCGTATAAGTCAATCTGATTGGAAAACATTAGGATTAAAAGGTAATCCACATGATTCCGCTAATTTATGGCTGACTACTACATATGAAGCAACAGTTAAAACAACTATAGAAAATATTTTAAGAAAAAAAGCTATTAAAGGTAATTATATTGTAGATTTTAATCCTCAGAATAATGCTTTACACGTAATGAAACTAGAGAATTTTAAATTAAATGAATTACCCACAGGTAAGCGGTTTAAAAAAAATGCAAAAGGCGATTATAATGTACAAGCGATTGAAAAATACTTGAAAACTTTAGAATGACAGACGTTTTAACATCATTACAGGAAGACTTTAAGCTGTTCCTACAAGCTTTGTGGGATCAGTTAGATCTTCCAGAACCTACAAGAGCACAATATGCAATTGCTGATTACCTGCAGAATGGTCCCAAGAGACTTCAGATTCAGGCGTTCCGAGGTGTTGGTAAGTCTTGGATTACTGGTGCTTTTGTGTTATGGACGCTATTTAAAGATCCGGAAAAGAAGATAATGATTATCTCTGCGTCTAAAGAACGTGCAGATAACATGTCTATATTTTTACAAAAACTTATTATTGAAACCCCATGGCTAAAACACCTACAACCAAAAGCGGACGACAGCAGATGGTCTCGGATTTCCTTCGACGTAAACTGTTCACCTCATCAGGCACCGTCGGTCAAAAGTGTTGGTATTACAGGTCAGCTTACTGGGTCCAGAGCGGATCTGATGATTCTGGACGATATAGAGGTGCCGGGAAATTCAATGACGGAGTTGATGCGTGAAAAGTTACTTCAACTCTGTACGGAAGCCGAGTCAATCCTTACGCCGAAAGACGATAGCCGTATTATGTATCTCGGGACTCCTCAGACTACTTTTACTGTTTATCGTAAGTTGGCAGAGCGGAGTTATCGACCATTTGTTTGGCCAGCCAGATACCCAAGATCCCTTAGCAATTACGAAGGACTCCTAGCTCCACAGCTACAAGAAGACATAGATATGGGTGCTGAGTCTTGGGAAGTTACAGATCCTGACAGATTTGATGATCCAGACTTAATAGATCGTGAAGCATCTATGGGTAGATCTAACTTTATGTTACAGTTTATGTTAGATACATCTCTAAGTGATGCTGAAAAGTTCCCACTTAAGATGGCTGATCTAATTGTAACTAGCGTTAACCCTAAAGAAGCACCTGATGCAATCGTCTGGTGTTCAGATCCTAGTAATGTAATTAAAGAATTACCTACGGTTGGGTTACCGGGAGACTATTTCTACAAGCCAATGCAACTCCAAGGTCAATGGGGTGAATTTACAGAGACTATATGCAGCGTAGACCCCTCTGGAAGGGGTTCAGATGAGACTGCAGCAGCTTATATATCCCAGAAGAATGGTTTCCTATATCTACATGAAATGAGAGCCTATAGAGACGGTTATAGCGACGCTACACTATTAGACATATTACGTGGTTGTAAAAAATATGACGTATCCACCTTAGTAATTGAAACTAACTTTGGAGACGGTATTGTAAGTGAACTATTTAAAAAACATCTTCAACAAACGAAGCAGAACATCTTTGTTGATGAAGTACGTGCCAACGTCCGTAAAGAGGATCGAATTATTGATTCTCTTGAACCTGTTCTTAACCAGCATCGTCTTGTTGTTGACCGTGGTGTTATAGAATGGGATTATAACTCAAATAAAGAGGCAGCACCTGAAGAAAGACTCCTATACATGCTCTTTTACCAGATGTCTAGGATGTGTAGAGAAAAAGGTGCAGTTAAACATGATGACAGATTAGACTGTTTAGCTCAAGGTGTAAAATATTATACAGATGCACTAGCTATCTCAGCATACGAACAAGTTAAACTACGTGAACGTGAAGACTTCCAAGACATGCTAGACACATGGGCAGATGATCCAATGGCAGCAGCTAATCATATGGTCTTAGGTATGAATTTAGAGCAACGTAAGAAGGCTAGAGGTATAAACTCCGGAAAGGGTACTCCTACTTGGATTTGACCGGTCACTTACGTATACAGGGGGAGAGAAGGGTGGACTCACCCCCTATGAGGAAGTTGTCGTCTTAACAGACAACACTTCCTCTCTATATCTATTTCCCATTAATGGACATACTTATAACACCTCCACCAACTTACTCTACCCTACTATGAAAATATTTTTAGATACTGCAGATGTTAACGAAGTTGCAAGACGAGTTGATACTGGATTAATAAGTGGTGTTACTACTAACCCTACCCTCATAAGAAAAAGTGGAAGGAGACCTTCGGATGTATACCGTGAATTAGATAACTTAGACTATATAACAGACGTTAGCATAGAAGTTGTCGCAGATACAGCAGTAGTAATGTACGAAGAAGGGATAACTGCGGCAGATAACTACGAAACTGCAACCATAAAGTTACCGTGTACCGAAGAAGGACTACGAGCGTGTCATATGTTAAATGATCAAAAGATACGTACTAATGTAACCTTAGTATTTAGTCCAGCTCAAGCAATATTAGCTTCGTTAGCAGGTGCTAGGTATATATCTCCCTTTGTTGGTAGGTTAAATGATAATTCAATAGACGGATTGAAGTTAATTAGTGATATATTTGCTTTACATATGCCTTGTACACAGATATTAGCCGCTTCTATACGTGATGTACCTTCGGTAAGTCAAGCATTTCGATATGGTGCCGATGTTTGTACTTTACCTCCGGCAATATTTGATAAAATGTACAAACATGTACTTACAGACACAGGATTAGCTCAATTTAACAA